CATATCTTCGGCTCTCTTCGAACTCGTTGGATGACCGTTCGGCAATAGATCAGTATCACGCTTTCCTGACCTGAATTTACCATTTCTTAATGCATAAAGAAAGCTGTTTACCCTTGCGTATGCCCATTGCTCTGGACTGTTTACGCTTGGTCTTACACTTTGTGGGTTAGTTTTATATGCTCCAACACCTCTATTAAACACTGCTGTAAGTGTTCTCAGGTTGGTTCTTTTAGTCGCTGCATTACCGACTTTTTCGTTGTGATCCTTAACTTTGTTACGCAATCCTTCACGAACAGCCTCAGTCACATCACGAATACCACGATCTTCTTTCTCTAATCTGTCTCTGATAGCCTTAGACCATCTAAACCCAGCGTCACCGCCCCAGAGCGCCCACGCTATGCGTCCATTTGATGGATAACCATCTTCACCCTGCTTAAATCCTTCAGCTTGCTTATCAACCTCGTGACGGCTGAAAAAGCTGTACATCCTGATAACTGTGTCCTCTGATAAATCCTTATCATTCACAATATCTCTGGCCCTAGCAATGCCAACAGCAGTTCCACCACGCCCAAACTCACGTCGCCAATCTAGACCACGTTGAGCTTCTTCCTTCATGCCTTGAGTCGGACTATACATCGTCAGCATCCTCTGTAATCTCTGGCTGCACCGGAGCTTTCTGCCCGAATGGCTCAAATGCCATCTTCAGACCGTATCTCTCTGCCATCTCTTTGTCAGACTGGATTTGCTCAAACAGATCCTCGACATCTCTGCCATAGTTTGACGCAATATCGTTCATACTTACGATGCCGTTAGACAGAGCTGTCACATTTGCATTGATCTCTCTTTGTGGATCTACCCATGCAAAACCTCTGCCCCTGAAATGCACATTATCCGCAAATTTTCCATATTTGGATATAGGAATTGGTATGCCGCCAAAACTAAGAGCGCTATCGAGCCAAGCACGGAAAACAGGCTCACAGAAATGCTGTATGATAAAAGACTGCAATGTTTTATAGTGGTCACGCTCTTCGATTGTTCCTTGCCGGATAGAAGAATATGAAACGCCCTTCAGATCGTTAGAAAGGCTGGTATAGCTCACGTTTAGACCTGATGCGATACCGCGTAAAACGGCTTCCTCAAAGTCGGCAAATGCTGACGTTGGGTGAGCTGGATCTATCATCTTAAAGTCATGGCCGGATGGTAGCTGGTAGACTGAAGCTGGAGCCATGTCGATCACTGGCACTTCATCTTCTGTCTCAGAGTCACCGATAAACTCATCTCCATCAGGTGTAGTGATAATACCAAATTTTGCAGCAGCAGCTCTAGCAGCAATCAACTCAGCTTCACGATAACCATGCAACATCTTCAATGATGCAATCGCTGGAGCCATAAATGGTTCGCCACGGTTTTGATGTGTCCTTTGCGGTATAAACACATGCAGCATCTCATCGGCTGGCACACGAATATGTTTTCTATTTACCTTGTTAGCAAAGTTCAGCGTATCATTTGGGTGAGCCGTCAAGACATAGTAAGCAACTGGCCTTTGGAACTGGTCAACCTCAACTCCCATACGGATCTGATTACCATTTTCTGCTTTGCCGTTCTTACCTTCGTCAACGAGATCGCTCTCTATGAACTGCAATGAAAAGCCATCACGAAAACGTCTGTTCGTTACAAATTTCACGAACACTTCACCATCTCTGGCTAATGTTTCTGCTGCATAGCGCTGGGCATCAAGCCAAGACATTCTGCCTGTCGTATCACAGTTTCCCATTCTTCCCCATGCCTTAAATGCATCCTCAATGATAGCATTTCCGGCTGAATCTAATGATCTATCAGAATTTCTAGCTCTGACCTGGAGAGAGAACCCATTTTCACCGACTACATTTGTTTTTATCAGATTTAGAAAGCGTTTAGCATATTCGTTATTTCTACCAAGATCACGGCTTCGGTTTCTGAGGATCGCTAGATTTGTTCTGAGTTCACTGTCAGCAGAAAAGCTAGATCCTATGAAGTCTGCATACAATCTGCCCTGATTAGCGCCGGCATAATGACGCATTCTTCTGCGACTTCGTTTGCCTGTTTGCTCTTCAGCTTGTTCATTACGGAATGGTAAAAAATCCAACAAGCCCATTATCCGAACCTCGCTAAAATAGTTGATGCAGTTTTGCGGCCATGCGTCAGATCAAGGTTTCTTCTATATGCTTTGACTTCGCGCCTATAATTATCACGCCAAGTAAGTAATTCTTCAGGTGACATTTTGGTCAAGGATCTTCCGGCAATGCTATAGCTGGAAACGTCTGCATCAGCTCTATTCTCTAACACCGACTCAATCTTTTGCAGCATCTTTTCTGCATGGGTTCTTGGATCAACAGCATTTACATCAAGATCGACAGTTACATCTAATTCACCCTGATCAACGACAAGCCTGTTGTTACTGCTCGTTTCAAGCACTTCGATTTGATAATGATACATCCCAGCAACAAAAGCGGATGTTGCTGCGCTACTAGCCGAAAATAAATAATCATTACCGCTATTTGACGCGGCAATCTGGAACTCTACATTCGCACCTTCGCCGGATCTAGCTACGAATGTCATTGAGTGAGCTGTATTTGCGTAATCGCTAGAATATTCAGTCAGCTTAAACTGGACAAAGTCACCGATGACAATTGTTTTGGGAACTTCGGTAGGTGCATTATCAGCGTCAAATAAATTTGCCATATTCTAATATCCTGTCACAAAGTTATTCGGACGCGGTTTATGCACACGCCGCACAGGTTCATTTTTCTTTGATTGTACCCTATTTTGTGCCTGTTTTGCAACCGCATCTATATTTATGTTTAAGATACTAAATGCTGCGGTTGCATAGACGCGGCAATCTAATGCCTCGTTCCTTTGCCGGATCTTTATCCATTCACGCCTTGGACGCCCTTTAAAATAACGGGTTACCTTCTTCTCTGACGTTAACATTCTGAAATATTCCTCAGAGTTTTGACTACTGAAATGACAATACCCAGGTCCAAAATCCCTTATCTTTAATCGGGCAAATATCAGCTCTTTCGCTGTATCTGTACCAACTGGGAATAAATTTATCTTACCAATATTGTTTTTTGACGGCCGTCCGACTATCGGTTTACCTTCACCACCAATACCCTTGATCGCGAATATCCTACGTCCAGCGCGAGTTTTACAGTAATTGTAAACCTGTTGAGTATAGTGACCGCCTGAGTCAACGCAACTGGATCTAATCATCATATCTCCTGAAGTCGGATGCTTAAAGGATTGCAGCAAGGTTGTATCTAAGACATTCCAGAAATCCTTAGTCGATGGATCTCCATAAAACTCATCATAGAAAACGCTATAACTTCTTTCACCTTCTGCCCAGCCAACAATCTCAACAGCAGCTCGATCATCCTGAATATCGACACCAGCCGTAAGAACAAGAACGTCTTCTGGCAACTGATCGCCAAAATCTTCCCGTCTTTCCATAAGGTCATATTCATCCAGACTTTCTCCCTGATCTTCCCAAGTCTCGCCAAGTGTTGTGTTTACCCATGTCTTCAGTCGCATTGGATCTTTCTTAGATGCGATAAAATCACGCACTATCTCAGTCAGGCTGTTCCAAGGCGAATACAGAGCTGACAAATGAAAGCCAGCCGTTTTTCCGTCACCATCTCCGGTTTTACGCCATTCACCATATCGGATAGCCTTGTACCGATCTGCATCATTCCAGCATGATCCGCATTCAGGGCAGACATATTCAGCAGTATTCGGATCGCTGTTTGTCCACTTTACGTTAGCCCATGTAAGAACTTGCCATTCTTTGCAGTCGTGACATTCAACGTGAAATTTTCTCTGGTCACTTTCCTCATATGCCTGTTCAATCCGTGACGCACCCTTTTCTGTCGGAGTGCTAACCAAGACGATCTTTCTATTCCAGAATGTAGTCGATCTCTTTCGGGCCAGCGATACCGGATCTCCCTCAGTTCCAGCAGACAATGGATAACGGTCTACCTCATCACACAAGATCAGACGGCAAGGTCTTGATGCAAGGGAAACAGGACTGTTTGACCCTGCTGCTGTCACATGTCCACCTGGGAATATCTTATGAAGTGTCGTATTACCGCCATCTCTAGATCGAGGATCGCCAACACGATCATGCAAAACTGGTGTATCTCTGATCGCTGGTGCTAGTCTATCCTTTGACCAAGTTTGTGCCATTTCCAGAGTTGGCTGCACAACAAGCATTGGAGCTGGATCTTGATGGATGTGAAAACCGACAACATTGTTGATCAGCTCTGTCTTCCCGATCTGAGCTGCTGTCATTAATACGACTGTCTCAATCTTTGGATCACTTATAGCATCCATCATACCGCGCTGGTACTCAGCCCGTTTGGTTGACCATCGCCCAGCTTCAGCAGAACTTTCTGATGACAGTTGCCTATATTGATCAGCCCATTCGGAGACAGTTAGCTTGGGTGGCGGC